CAGCTGCCATCGCACCTGGGAAAGTAGCTTGATCATAAATTCCTGTTGTGCCGTGACCATATTTACTACTTTGTAATGATTCAGGTATTGAGCTTTGTAAAGCCTCTGCAGCTAAAACATATGAAGTAGGTAACGCAGCTGTGACGCCAGTACCCCATGCACCTAAATTTCTTAAATTAGCAAAACGTTTTGCGTGTTTAACGGCTTTAAGTTTTGCTGGAGACTCTGCTAATTCTGCAGCCATTCCTTGACCAATTAAGCCTTCATAACCTGTTAATGCTGTCTTCCCTACAGTTGATCCAATCGGAGCAAAATTTGCGAACCCTGTTCGATAACCCATAGGCGTTCCTTGAATCGTTCCACCACCGATGGTTCCACCACCAGCGTATTGCTTACGATCCACGAGGCCAGTCATAATACCTTCATTGGCTGAACCGCCTTTTCTAAACATAGGTCTTTTTAATGTTCTCATTATCCTCCTAAAGCTTGGCCTAATTTAATATTACCATAAATGCTCGCTAGTCCTGTGCCTGCTTGTAGTGCGGTTGCTAGTGGACTTGCTTGTGGTGTTTGTTGAAATTGGTATTGAGCTGGATAGCCACCCATCAATCCCGTAACTTGAGATCCAAAGAATCCTGCTCTTTGCATTGGATCATAAGCCGCCATGGTTGCTGCTTCTCTTTCAGCATCGTATTCTGCTTGCGCTTGTGCTTGTCTAACGGATCCAAGTGTTCCGAGTCCTGAAATTTCTTGTGATGCTAATTGTGGAGCAAGTCCTGCAAGTTGTGTTTGGAATCCTGCTTGACCCATCTGAGCGCCTGCAAGTCCTGTTTGTGCTTGACCTAATCCTAATTGTGCTTGACCGAGTCCTGCTCTTTGTGCAGCCAGTCCAGCTAAACCTGCGCCGTATTGTTGTTGTGCTCCTGCTAATCCGAGTTGACTAGCGAAATCTTGTGCTCTTGCACCTTGAGCTTGACCATAACCTTGTTGTAATAATTGTGCATTTAAGGCCGCTCTATTTAAATCTGATTCGGTTTGATAGGCTGCTCTTTGAATTCCTGTTCTTCCAGCACCCATTCCTCCTGCTGCTGTTAATTCTAAATCTAAAGCTGCTTGTCGTGCAGCTGCTTGTTGATCAAAGGATGATAAAGAAGCATCAATCACTTGTTGTTGATAAGGCGACATGTAAGAAGCAATAGAACCGGTTCCTGTTCCTGCGCCTGTGCCCGTTAATCCTTGAGCCGTGGACAAGTAACCAGGAATCGCGCCTGTCATTGCTGTACCTGCGGCTGATAATTCTGTTCCAGCCGTTCCTAATCCTTGACCTGCTGCGGTAATATAATCAGAGACACCTCCTAAAGTTGTTCCAGCTGTTTCAGCTTGTGTGCCTGCTGCTGTTAAGTAAGGAGCATAGGTACCAAGGCCCGCGGCTTTACCAATTGCCTCAGTTTGTAATGCATCAAGACCAGCGACTTGCGGTGCAAGCGCTGCCATTCCAGCTTTTCTTTCACCATATTGTACTGCTGCTAGTTGTTGTGCATCTTTTCTAGCTTGAAAATCTTCAGGTTTTTCCCCAGGCTGTTGAGCCATCGTTGCCGAAATATCGGTTGTAGTAATCGGTTGACCTGCTATACCTGGTAATGTTGCTCCGTACTGTTTACCTAAGGCTTCTATAAATGGTGCGGGTAGTGTTCTTGTTTCTGTTTCTGTTATTGCCATTATGCTACTTTATTCTCCAATCGTTTCATTGTGTCATACATTTTTTGTGCTCCTAATTCAACACTTCCGTTGCCAGCGCCTTTTACGGCATCTGCTGTCATAACGAATTCATTTTTTGCTAAGTTGGCTTTGACATCATCTTTACCTTCTTGAGCGCCTAGCGGCTGAAATCCTCCAGCTCTCATATCATATTCTAATCCATCGGGAGCCATTCTTGGTATTCCTGGAAGTCCCATACCTCCTAGGTATTTTCCAATCCTTCCGCCTTTGGCATACTCTTCTTCATCATTAAAGAAATCTTTAAGAACCATTTTTGATCTTCCTTTAACCAGATCTCCAATACCATATTTTATTCTGCCACCTTTAGCAGCCATAGCTCTTGCTTGTTGTGATTCTTGATTTTGTTGTACCATTTCTATAAACATTTCAAACGTTGTAGCTTTTGGTATTTGATCAGTTTCTAACAGGTTTAAATATACTTGGTATAATTCTGCCATTGGATTTGTTTCTGAAGCCGTTAATGTATGATCTCCTTCTTTAGTCACACTCTGAGCACCGGCGTCTAGTTTTTTAACCTGCGGTCCAAATTGAATTCCTTGATCTTGCATAATTTGTAGTGGGCTTAATGTTTCATCCATCATTTCTGGATCTCCTCCGCCGTAAAGTCCAACTCTTCCGCCTTTAGAATATTCTGCCGTATTTGCTGCTACGAATTCATCTTCTTCATCCTGAGTCCAACCTTCTTGCCAGTTGGCTTGAAAATAACTTTTGTAATATTGTCTTAAATAACCTTCTACGTCTCCGCCTCTTTCGTTTAAAAATGATACTTTTCTTTGTTCTTGACTTGGTAAGGCTAACGCTGCTCCTGTTGCTAATGCGCCTGCACCTAAAGCTGTTGCTTTATTCATCCCAATTCCACCAATCATTCTGCTTAATATATTTGGTGTTGCAGTATTGTGTACTCCTCCTAAATCAGGAGCTCCCAATAAAAATTTTTTCCATCCACCGGCTTCGCCGATAGGTCCCATATTTCGAGTGGCATAAGCGGTACCTGCAAGTAATGCAGCTTTACCGATAGGACTTTTAGCAATTTCTCCAACAACGTCACCCACTTTTCCGACAGCTGAACCGATGGCGTCAGTAACCCCTCCAAGAAAATATCCTTGTCTGGGAACGGCGCTCATAATTCCACCATTTTTACGTAATTGTCTGCGAATGTGTGCTCGTGTTATCATATCTATATTGTTGGTTGTTGCACTAAAGGCAGGGATTCCACCTGAGTTTATATTATTACTTAATTTAACTTAATAAATCAAGCTTATGTTATAACTTCCCTTGGTTTAATTTCCAAGGCAGAAAGTACCACATGTAGCCGATTTGCAGTAGCTGCAGTAACCTTAACTATTTCGCTCTCCTGAACGACCAAAGGTGCTGACAGCAGTTCTGATGTTGCGTTAGCTGATATAGCTTTGGTCTTAAATAAGCTAAAAACAGCGTCATCTGTGTCTGTTATGGTCACGGTAATGGTATCAGCATTACCTGAATCTTCTGATACGATGATCGATTTAATGACAGCGGTTGTTGCTGTAGGTACCGTGTATAAAGTCGTAGCACTTGTACTAGTTAAATCCTTCTTTTTGTTTACAAATGTATTTGCCATTATCCTAAAAATAAAGCAAGTGCTTCTGCTTCCTCTTTTATTTCTTGTTGAAACGTTGTGTTAAGCTTTTGTACCACGGAATCCACATCTCGGACAAATGATTGTTGAATCTGTTGATCATATTCTGCTAACGGTTGCGTTAAAGATTGTACAATTCGTGCCATTATCTTCTTCCGTCCGGCTGTATATCTAATCTAAACGTACCTATTTTCCAGTGTTGTGCTAATCCGGTATTAGAAATTTTTAAAGCAATCGCACGCGCTCGTGCACGTGTGTCTATTTTAGTGGTTGAAGATGTAATATCAAAAGGACCTAATGAAGAACTAGCTTCAGAATCTGTTGGGTAATTTTTTAAATTTAAAGTAACTCGAGTGGTTCCCGTTTGTGATAAAAAGTCCGGTAATACTCTTCTTATTTTCATCATCAGTTCGCCATCACCATTTAACCCTTCGGCTCCTAGATCAAAATCTCCTGATTGTATATTCGCTGCAATCGTTGTTGCTGTTCCAGCTTTAATTTGATTATTACCAGTTTCATGCTCATAATAAATCGTTACCCCATCGGTATTACCCACGGTCGTATCGCTCGTTGCGCTTGAGTCATATTCTGTTCCATGAGGTTTTCCAAAAATATGCGAATCTGACCAGGAAGATCGTGCCAGTGAACTGGTTGTCCATACGGGTCGATCTGTTGTTGAATCCATATAGTTATAAGTCACAGACCTGTTATTCGATGCGGCACCACTACCTGGATAAAACCATGTGACTTCACCAAACAAATTGTTTAATCCCGCACAAATATGATTCTTAGGAACCGTGTTAAGATCATCGTAAACATAATCCTCAACCAAACATGGTAAAGATTCTAGTTTACCAGTGTATCTAAAGAAACCATTCTCGGACATCCAGTAAGCAGATCCATCTACTTCAACAGCTGCATGAGCACCAATGAGTCCACAACCGGTACCAACCTGTTGAAATTGAAATACGAAAGGAGGTCCTACAAATCTCATGATAAATAATGCGGTATCCGTCCAAACATAGATTGCGTCACGACCTCTAATCGCTGCTACAATTCTTGTTCCATCGGCCAGTCTTTGTGTTCCTGCACTATTCGTTGCCGAAGGCGTATACGAAGTTGAGGCATTAATACTTTCCTGATCTGACCATCTAATATACATATCATCCTGTGTTGATGTTGTACCAATCGTTGTTTCTGTTCCGAAGAACACTAAGTGACGATCGGGTGTTGATACTAAAGTTTGTATAACTGCTGTAGGTGCATTAGCTACGATTGTAGCTCGTGTTGAGGTTGCGCCCGTTGCATCTGAATCCCATTCAAAAGTTGCTCCATCAACGATGGTTGCAATCAATTTATTTCCATAATTATCTAAAGACCAGAGACCCGGAGCGGTTACAATATCTCCTGTTTGAGAAGCACCCCATTTAGTATAGTCTGAGGCATCATAAACCGTTGTTCCGTCTGAGTGTGATGCTGCTGTAGTATTATCAGACCCTCTTGTGAGTCCTGATAATGTATTCGTTCCTGTAGTATTTGATGTATAAGCAATACGTTCGTCGTCTATTAAAACTGTTCCTGTAGCGGGAAAAGATGCCGAATCATCTATGACAATGCTCGATGAACCACTTGTCAAGGCTCCATCTAACGTGTCTGTTAATTCTCCAGCAACTGTACCACCCCATGCGCCGAGTCCCCAACCGGCTGCAGATTCTTCTGTGGCAGGACCAATGGAATAAAAATGTTGAACTCTTACTCCTCCGGATGTACTGGCTCCTGATCCTGATTCTGCTGATCCCATTTCAACGGTGATTGTTGTTGATGTGGGTACGGAGGTAACCATGAAATTCGTATCGTCAAAATCGCTAGAACTATAATTAGAATTGGTAGCAGCGCTAAAATTATCGCAACGTATAATATCATACTTAGTGATATTATGAGCACTCGCAAATGTGATCGTAACTGTTGCATCGCTTTGTGTTGTTGTAAAAGCATT